TTAGTTATCGATGCCACGTAGGCCGCGCAAACTCCCGCCGTAAGGGTCCAGAATGCGGCGGGAGTTGCTAAAATGAAGGATACCCCCACCAAATGACCTGGACCAGCTACCTGATCATCGGGGTCGGATGGCCGATCCTGTTCGTGGTACTCTTGGCGGTGTTCGTGCTCGTGGTCATACCGTGGCTTGGCCGACGCGGCTGGTAGTTCCTTGACATTTAGTACCAGCACCGGCTAGGCTACATTTTTCGCCCAGGAGCTTGGCCAGATGTCACTTACCCGTTCGCAACTCGACCACGTGGGATGTGATACACCGAACTGTAAGCATGACCATTCGATGCTCTACATGAAATCCCGGTGCCATGAACGAGCCGGCGTCGATGTGGTTTACCACAAAGCTACCGGTACCTTAAAACTCGCCTGTGCCGTGTGTCATCGGCCGGTGGTCGAGATCACCGTCGCCGCCTGACAGGAGACTTCCATTATGAGCAAAGCCAAAGCCAAAGCGGCTCCCACGCCGGAACCCACGCCGGAACCGAAACACATTTGCGCGCAATGCGAACAGGAGCTTGCTGAAGAGCTGGTCCAAAAAATGGGTAAACTATTCGACGGTTATCCATTGGGCGCCTGCTTCGACGCCTTGTGCGAACATCTCGCCACATGCACGATCATGCTCAGTGCCAGCCCTCACGACGGCCAACAGCTCATTGCCAGCGCCATCCCGACGCTGCTGGAAAGCGTCCGCGACGGCTTCGATGCGCAGGACGAATCGGGTGATGCGGATGCCCCAGCGCCGGACGAAGCACCGGAGGCCGGGCCAACCATCAACTGAGGGGGCGTGAAAAATATGGCTGTCCGGGGCGTATCGCGGTCATCCGGGCAGCCGTAAAAGTTTGGGGAAGGACGATCGTTATAGTCGGTTGTTTTGTCGCTGGATACTACACAAATATGTGATCTGATACACACCCGCACACGATCCGACGAATCAACCCTGCCGCCTTTTTCGCATAAAATTCATTGTCATTCCTACTTTTCCTGCTATATACCATGCCAGGAGGCTAAGCAGGTGCCTGACATGAACCAGATCGACGCCATGACGGCCGATGAACTCCGCGCCCTGCGCGACAGGGTAGACTATGAACTGGTACGTCTCGGCGGCAGCACACGTGCACAGGCCAAGCGGGCGCCGTTTACCGCGTGGGAAGAGCTTGTCTGGCAATCCGTGTGTGAGGTGATGGGGTTTTCCTATCCTCTCGCACGATTCGCTGATCAATTCGGCCGGGTGAAATTCGCCGACGCTGCGGCTTTCCTGGAAAGCTATGTGCGGCGCGCCTGTGACGGTGCGCTGATTGACAGGCGGCGTAAGGCTTTGCTGCTGACACGGATTTTCGGCTGTCTCGCCGATCGGCTGGTTGACTGGCACGTGCCAACCACGCATAGCAACCTGATGAAAAACGTCTTCAAAATCGGCAGCGCGGTGGAGTCCAGCTTTCCCGGCTACGCCGAAGCGGGACTGTTGATTCGTATCGCGGTGCCGGCGCTGGCGGCGGTGGATTGATGTTGCCGGTTCTGTCACTCGGCCTGCCGGATTTGGGGCGGTTAACCCGACTCAGGCAGCAGGCCGAAGACACGCCGTATGATGTCCGGCCGGTGTTGAAACAGATCACCACGCCGAAAGGTCTGGAACTGCATTATCGCATGCTGGCGCCCTACGTGGTGGAAGCCGCCGGACACACCGTGTGCTACACGATCGAGCAAGGTCACCCGGTTGGCACCTGCAGGCACCTATCAGTCGCGGTGGTGCCAACCGGGCGACGATTCGCACCCCGGCCGCCGTCGCTTGAGGTGGTCTGGGCGTTTGCACGGGTGTTTGGTTTCACCGGGGCGGGGCTTATCGATTGTGAGCGATGGCCGGAGACTACACCGGATCAGCGCATTGCCATGAACATTGTGCAGCCGCTGCGCCCGCCGCCGTTCAACGCTATGGAAGCCTTTACCGGCATTTTGATACCTAAACTATAATCTTGGTACCCCTTTTCCACCCCCGTCAGATCGACTGGCGCCGACTGTTTGATACCCTACGAATTGATTGGGTAGACCGGGGAAAGAATGTTTCCCGTGGCTGGGTAAACATCTCCTGCCCGTTCTGTGGCGATGATCCCAGTGCTCATATGGGGGTACACGAAGATACTGGGCGGTATTCCTGTCTACGCGACCCGGATCACCACGGCGGTGATCCCATGTTTTTGGTGCAGCGGCTGACACATGACCGCCGGACGGCGCTGGCGCTACTGGATGACTGTGAACGGTTTGCGCCGATCGTACCGTCTATCAAGCAGCCTTCCACGTTAAAGTATGAGGATTTCAAACCCGCCTGGACGCATAACGCATATTTGACCTACCTAGCCGGGCGCGGCTTCAGCAATCCAATTCGCGTGTGTCAACAGTTCAACCTTCGCTACGCACCGGTTGGTACCTGGGCAGCGCGGTTGCTGCTGCCGCTGTATGACAAACGCCAACTGGTCGCCGGCTGGACGGGACGATCAATCCGTGCCAGCCTTGATCCACCCTATCTTGCCGAAAACCCTACAGGTGATCTGGTCAGTGGGGTGTGTGGCGCCCGGGCGTTGGTTGTAGTGGAAGGACCGATCGACGCGCTGAAGATCAATGTCGGGGTCGGTTCGCAATTGTCGCTTGTCTCGGCCATAGGATTGAACGGTAAGGCATTGACATATGACAAAATAAACCTGATTGCCGATAGCCGGCCCAGCCACGTGCTGCTGTGCCTGGACGCCGATGTCAAGCCGGGCTTGGTTCGGCGGACGCAAGCGCAGATCATAGCGGCTTGCCGCTTGCTAGTACCTGACGTACGCGTGGATATTTTGCGCGTACCAAACAATTACAACGACCCGGGCGCTATGCCGGAGGATCAAATTATCCCGTGGCTGCTCGGGTGAGATTTTTGGCTTGCGTTTTTCCTTGTATGCGTGTAGCCAGATGCCCAGGTTTAGAAAACCCCGGATAGGCTAGAGATTCAGCAGGAGTACGATTAAAGTGTCCACCCACGCGAACGAAACCGACGAACTTACGGTGTTTGACGGCCTGATTGACACCGCCCGCGAGCATCTTCCCAGCTTTGCCGAACAGGGGCAGCGCGAAAAAGCGGCCGATTTTCTGCGCCGGTTGGTCAGTGTTCTTGGGGAAATCCCTGATGAAACTTACGATTGTCTGACTGACGCCGAGCGCGCTTGGCTCGACCCGGCTGTGTTGGCGTTCAACGCCCAGGAGGATACCGCATTCCCGGACGGCTTCGTTGACGCCTTTGTGCCGGTTAAGGCGGCACGCCCGACGCTGGTGGCACCGCCCGCGGCGCCGGCCCGTACCCGGCCTGTTCTGGCGCGGCCCGAACCACCCGGCGTGCTGGTACATGAGCCGACCGGTGACGTGGATGATGCACCGCCGGAACCGGCCCAGCCGATCCGCCGGGTGGCGGCAGTTCCGGCGACGGCACCGGCTGCTGCGCCTCCTGCCGCGCCGCGCCGCGGTCGGCCTCCGGGCAGCAGGAACGGTACAACCGCTCGGGCACCAGCGGAGCACGTGTCACGTGGCCCGCGATCGGTGAAAGAGGGCTTCACCGTTCGGACGGTACGCCGCATGATCATCGAAAATCCGGACATCACCGTTGACGAGTTGGAGAAGGCGGCGCAAGCAGCCGGCGGCGACCCGCTAAAGCGCAGCACGCTGGTGCAACAGCAGATGACGACGAAAAACGTCATCGCTATCTATGAAGAAGTGCACGGCATCCCCGCCGGCTGATCGGCCGCCCGTCATCGAGTAAAGGAAAGCGCTCCGTTCACCGCGGGGCGTTTTCTTTGTGAACACTTATTCCGAAAGAACAACAAATGAAAGCTGGTCAACTAGCTGCCGTGCTCGCGCCGTTCGCGTTGGTCTGTGATACGAAATCCCCGGTTGCTAAACACCGACTGATCCAGGTCACGTCCAAAAAACTCAGTGCGCGCACCGCGCGTGTCGCCACCGATGCTACATTTTCCCTAGGTATTGAAACCCCGTTTGCGATCGACGGGGGTCAGCTCGCCGCGGTGGTCAGCAGCCTGCCGGCGGCACAGGAGCTGGCGCTGAAGTTGTCCGACGCCGGCTTGTCGTGGCGCTGTGGCGGTGCCAGCGGCCGGCTGGCGACATTGCCCTATGAAGAACCGGCGTCGCTACCGCGGCCGATCCCGGCCTTCACCGCTGCATCGCCGGCATTGGCCAATATGTTCGATCTGGGCGCCATTTCTTGTTCCGGTACAAATCTATCGCATGTTGGACTGTTCGGTGTAGTACTGAAGCTGGATCGGGGTGAGCTGTGGTGCTTGTCCAGCGACAACACCACGATCAGCGCCGCCACTGTAACACTGCCCGGCGACGCGCACGAAGCCTGGGAAGTCACGCTGGCGCCGTCCGAAGCCGAGCTGTTGGCCAGCCTGCTAGGCCGGGCCAGCGGCAGCCTTGCTATCCGGGAAGGTGTGCTGCGCTACGGCGACACCAGTATGCAGGTGGTGGTTGCCCTGATCGCTTCGCTGCGCTATTCGGTGTCCGTCCTGTTCACCCCCTACCGCGAGGGGGTCAACGTGATCGAACTGCCGCGCGAGGCGATCAGTACTTTCGTCAAGCGGGCGATCGCGATTACTGCGTCACGGAAAAATGCCGCGGTGACGGTAATCGCCGAGCATGACAAGCTGACCCTGCAGTTCGCTGAGACCCGCGCGCAAACCGAGGAAGTTTTCACGCTGGCCGAATTCGACGTGCCGGAACGGCTGGCGGTAACGATCGACGCCGGCCGACTGGTCAAGGCGCTGCGCCACTGCGATGAGCTGGTCATTGACCACATGACTAAGCGGTGTTTGACTTTTCGCGCCAAGGATGGCAGTTTTTTCTACATCATTGCCGGCCGCCCGGAGTAATAAACCATGTCTAATGTATCCCCCGATAAAGGTGGTCAAAATCTTACCACCAAAATAATTGAACGCCCGCCGCCGCCGGCCTCAATGAATTTCCGAAATACTCTACTACCATGGCAGGTGCCGGAATTGGTTGACTGGCGGATCGTCGGCATGAACCACTACCATACCGGTAGTAAAGCATTCTTATATGTGTCAATGAAACGAGAGAATCTGTGTATTACCGCAGAAGGTCCCGACAATCAGGAACTTTGGGACAGCGCTATGGTTATCCGCAAGGCCAACACATACCGGCTCTATCCGACGCCTGAACAAGCGCAGCAAATGGCGCAGATCGCGGGGTCGTGCCGGTATGTGTTCAATCTGGCATTGGAGCAACGGCGCGACTGGTGGAAGCCGGGACGGACATTCAATTTCGCCAGCCAATGCCGCGAAGTCACCATGCTCCGGGCCGAGGTTGATTGGCTGAAAGCGGCGCCTGTCCATACGCTGCAACAGGCTTTGAAAGACCTCGACCGCGCCTATCAGAACTGGTGGGCAGGGCGCGCTGATTACCCGACGCCACGCAAGAAGGGGCTGAACGACAGTTTCCGGTTTCCCGATCCGGTTTCGATCAAGGTTGAACGCACGGGTAATTCGTCCGGACGGATCAAGCTGCCGAAACTGGGATGGATCAGCCTTCGTGGCTGGTATGCCATCCCCGGCGCCATCTGCAACGCGACCGTCTCATGCCGCGCCGGACAATGGCATGTCGCCGTCCAGTGGCAGCGCGAGGTAGCCGAACCGATACCGTCCATCCTGCCAGCGGTTGGGATAGACCGTGGTGTTGCGGTGTTCGCCGCCATGTCGAACGGCGCCAACATCGCCCCGGTGAACCACGGCAAGAAGGCGCTCCGGGCACTCCGGAAGGCGCAACGCAATCTGAGCCGCAAGAAGCGCGGTTCGTCCAACCGCCGCAAGGCTATCCGCCGCGTGGCGAAGATACAGATGCGGGTCGCCAACGCCCGCAAGAACTTCCTCCATGAGCAAACCACGGCCATCGCCCAGAACCACGGCACGGTCGTTTTGGAGGCGCTGAAGGTGCGGAACATGTCCGCATCTGCAAAAGGCACCGTAGCCGAGCCGGGCAAGATGGTCCGGCAGAAGGCGGGACTGAACCGGGCCATTCTGGATCAGGGATGGGGCGGTTTCAGGATCATGCTCGGCTACAAGCTGGCGGATCGTGGCGGCAGGCTGATCGAGGTGCCCGCCGCATACACCAGCCAGACATGCGCCGAATGCGGCGTGGTGGATGCGCGGAGCCGACAGGATCAAGCCCGGTTCGTCTGCACAGGCTGCGGACACGAAGCCAATGCCGATACGAATGCTGCGATCATCATTCTAAAACGGGGGCTGGATAAGTCCTTGAAGCGTGTGGACGGGCACCTCGGTAAGAGGCCGGACGAAGCACGAAGCATCCGGAGGGCAGCTTAATGCAGTCCTTCAGAACCCCCGCCCTTCAGGGCGGGGAGCATGTCAGTACGTGTACGGCCGCCCGATCGGCGGACTAGAGGAAGAGGTCGGCGGCGTTATGAATACGCTGGCCGCTTTATGCTCGGCGTACGGCATAGATATGCAGGAGGCCGGAGATATCGAACTGGCACGGTGCTGGGCTAACATCGAAAAAATCCGCGCCAAGCAGGCGGCGAAAAAGATCAGATCACCGTTGCCTGGATATATCCCACCGGAGTTATCAGAATGATTAGAATGCACCCGGTCATGGCCTCCGCGGCACTCCTCTTCCTAGCCCTCTGGGCCGCAGGTGCGATCGGCACGTTCGCGCTAGGTCTTCGCGACGCCATCCGCCGGGGCCATATTCCGCCGGAGTGATCTACAATGACTATAAAAAATTGTCCGAAATGCGGGGGTGATCACTACGGCTCCTTTGAATGCCCTTTTATTTTAGCTCCCTGTATTATTTGTGGTATTGATACTATCCTGGCATGCGCCGATTGTGCCATTGAGGGCCGAAGCGTTCACGTGTGTGAAAAAAGCGAGTGCCGAAACACACATGAATCCAAACAGCACGGCGATGGCTCTTAATGGGATTTTTCTTCGAACCCGAACCTGAGCCGGTAAAAACCCGGCAGGCCAAGCAAGCACTGCCGCTCGACCCGGCAGCGGTCGGGTGTGACAACTGCCCCCTGAAAGCCGAATGGCCGCGGCTGATCACGCCGCGGATGCCGATGTTTTACCAAGGACGTGATCCGGACGTGCTGGTGCTCGGCGAGGCGCCCGGCGAGGTAGCCTGTAAAAAGGGGCGCCCGTTTGTCGATGATGATGGCCAGTTCCTGCGCCGCACTATCCCAGGTCATCAGATGGACCGGTTGGCGTTTCAGAGCACCGTTCGGTGCCGGACGCCAGCCGACCGCACCCCGACTGCAGCCGAAGCCTGGGCCTGTTCGCCATATCTCGCCAACGATGTCCGGGCGCTGCGCCCGCGGGCCATCCTGGGTGTTGGCCAGACCCCCTTGCGCAGCTTCATCGCCGACAAGGACGGCACGATCCTGCGGATTCACGGTGTGTGGTTCCCGGTGGAAATCGGCGGAATCACCACGTGGTATTTTCCAATAGTACATCCGGCATATGTCATCCGCGGCGGCGAGGAACGCAGTGCGGCCTATGCGATTTTCCGCAATGACATCCGCACTTTTTTTCGGCAAGTAGACCAGCTTCCGGAGCCGCGCATTGTCCAGCTCCTGCCAGAAATGGTGCGGCAGGTACACTCAGAAACCGAAGCTATGGCGTTGCTTGATCGGATGCGTGAGCCTATAGGTTTTGATATAGAAACCAACGGCTTGAAGCCGTATGCCACGGGTGCCAAGATACTAACGGCGGCATTCTCTGACGGTGAAACTACTTTTGCCATTCCGGTAAAACACCGCGAAGCACCGAATGAATGGGGCTGGCGGGTGATCGACCGAGTGGTCAGCACCATGCGCTGGGTTGGCCACGCATCGCAATTTGAACTACTATGGGCATGGTTTTTTAAGGGGGGCCCGGGCAACTGGAACCCACCATCGTTTGATGATTCGATGGCCGAGGGCCGGCTGTTCCATGAGCGCTCTTACCTTTTGTCCTTGGATATTCTGAGCCGAATTCATCTCGGCACCGCGGTCAAACAAGTAGTACCGATCGACCGTAAACGGGTGGAAGATTACCCGTTATCAGAAGTGCTGCCGTACAACGGCCTGGACGCGCTGAGCTGCTTGTTGATCCATCGAAAATTGCACAAAAAAGTTGACGCTTGGCAACTCAACAAAATTTTAGCCACCGAAAAATCTGTCACCGCCATGGAACTGCTGGGCCTGCCGGCTGATCAGGGCGTTGCCAAGACACTGTTCGATCGATTTGACGCCATCCGACAAGGCGCTATCGCTACCGCGGCCGGGCTCTATGAGGTTCGGCAATATGAAGCCGAGCAGGGACCATTTTCGATTGCCTCGCCGGAAAAAGTCGGTTTTGCGCTGGTAAATTACGGCAAGGTTGATCTGCCGAAAACCGAAAAGTCAATCGAACACCCGGAAGGCAAACAGCGATATTCCACCGACGATACCGTGTTGGAAGCCTTGGCAGGCACCAACCCGCTGATCGACGCGGTGCGCGAGTACCGGGACGTGGATAAAATTCTCGGGACGTATATTGAACCGATTATGAATGGCCGGCTGGTAATGCCAGACGGTTGCATTCATCCTACCTACAAAGTTATGTTTACGCATACGTTACGGCTATCATCCGAGGACCCTAATGTCCAGAACTACCCAAAGCATGGCCACCACGAAGTCCGCGGCATGATCGTGGCCCCAAAAGGCTACATTTTGGTCGCGATTGACATGGGCCAGATACAGGGCCGGCTGGCCGCAATGGCATCGCGTGACCGCCGGCTAATGGACGCCTTTATTAAGGGATTCGATATTCACAGCGAATGGCGAGATCGTTTAATAGTATTGTATCCGAACTACCTTGACCATGTTTTTATGGTCACACATGAAACCGATGAAAAAAAGTTATTCAAGGCCGCGCGCAATGTGATCAAGAGTGACTTTGTATTTGCTACAATTTTTGGCGCGGCTGCCAGCTCTTGTGCCGACCGCACCGGGGTGCCCTTGGTAAAAATGCAGCGATTGCAGATGGATTTTTTCCGTGAACATCCCGGGGTATTAGCCTATCACAAAAAAATGCACGGTGAGTACCGGGAAACCGGCGGGATCACCATGTTGAACGGGCATCGCCGCTACGGCCTGATGATGGGAAACGAGCCAATCAACAACGCGATACAAAATGCTGAAGCGGATATTGTCTTAGAGTCACAGAATGAGATTACCGCGCTGGCGCTTCGCGAAAATGACCTTAATTTGTTACCACGCATAAATGTACACGACGACTTGACGTTTATACTCCCGGACGATGACGCCGCCCTTGACTACTACCTTAACAAAATTATGCCAATCATGGTAAAGCCGCGCTTTGATTGGATCACGGTACCTCTGACGGTAGAGGTCTCGGTGGGCTATTCCTGGGACCAGATGCACGAAATTATTCCAAAATACACCGGAGATTACCACCGATAAACGGAATTGAAAATTAACAGGAGGGCGCCGTGGAAATCACGTGGTACTTAAGAAACCGCCAGGACTTCGGTGATGGCTACAACATTGACACACCGCCGCATGCCACGCCGGAAGAGGTTGCGCACGTGTTGGCACAGGCCGCCGCCAAGGCGCAGATAACCGATCACGCTGTTGGGATATGGCACGATGGTACCTTGATCGCCGCCGCCGAGCATGATATACGTCTCGGGTCTCTGGTGCGAATTATACCAGCGCACCGGCATCTGATATCGTTACCATGGCGCAATTGGGCATAAGGGAAATGCTAATGGAATTCGGGCCTTTGGCCGGCATGGCGCTGGCACTCGGTGCCGCGGCGTGGCTGACCGTATTACGGCTGCTGTGGCAGGACCTGATGGCCAGTGTAACCCTACGCGATTTGTGGGATAGGGTAACCGATAAGGTTTACTTCCGGTGAGTGGACAGCAGCCAAAAGTACCACAGTTTTATCATTTTGAGTGCCCAGTTTGTGAATTCGATGACAAGGAAGCCGGCGCTCTAGCCACCGAAAGGCGTATCTATTGCGGCATGTGCGCTGGTGACAACGGGCGTGATGTTTTGTTAGTGCGCTGGCCCGAGGGAACCGAAAGGCCAAAACCGTGAGCGATACTTTAATTACACGATATAGGCCGCGGGATTTTGACGAAATAATCGGCCATTATGAAATCGTGGCATCGCTGCGCCGGGCGCTGGCGTCGCCGTCGCACCCGCATGCCTACCTATTGACCGGCGGGTCCGGGCTCGGCAAAACCACTCTGGCGCGGATAATCGGAAATCATATCGGCGCAGAGATTTTGGAAATCGACGCGGCATCAAATTCCGGTGTTGATGACATGCGGGAGCTGGTCGAGCTTGGCTCTTATATTCCAATCAGCGGCGCCAAGGTGAGGATGGTAATTATTGATGAATGCCATGTCGCCAGCAAAACGGCATTTCAGGCACTTTTGAAGATTTTGGAGGAACCACCTAGTCATTTATATTTTGCGTTATGTACCACAGAATTACAAAAAGTCCCGGAAACAATAGTACAACGCTGCTATCACGCCCAACTCAAGCCGGTTAAGCCACCGGATTTGGAAGATTTACTAATTGCCGTCACCTCAAATGAGGGTTGGCAATGCACGCCGGAAGTGCGAAAGTTGATCATCCAGGCGGCACAGGGTTCACCCCGCAAGGCGCTGGCGGGCCTGCAGGCGGTGCACGACACACCGTTGGCCGAAGCACAACGGGTGATCGGGCTGCTAGAAGCCGGCGAGCTGGTCGAGCTGTGCCGGCTGTTGTTGCATGGCGGCGCTACCTGGGCCGCGGTGCGCAAGGCGGTGGCGAGGGTCGAGGATGATGAATGGGACAAGGCCGCCACGCTTGTAGCTGGTTATATGTCCGCTGTGATGCTCCGCTCCGAAGATGAAAAAACTGCTCGCCGCGCCTGGACCGTGCTTGACGCCTTGACTTTCCCGGCGCAGAGTTGGGACCGCAAGGCCACTTTCATCACCGCAATTGGCAGAATTTTGTGGGGAAGCTAAAATATGCCTGACAATGCTTTTGATCAGTTGAAGGCCGAGCTGGCGATCGATCCACTGGATTTGGATAACGAACTTATCCAACTGCCGCAGCTTGTCATGGAAATCGGCGAAAATCTCGCCGAAGCTATCGCCGCCTATGACCGCGCCAAGGAAAATCTTGATCGTGCCCGGGGCGAAGCTGGCCGGCGGCTGCGCAATGGGCCGGCACGTAAGCCGCAAGTAGAAGGCGAGCGGCCACAAATTATCAAGGAATGGAAACAACCATCGGAGGCGCAGATTGCCACCGAAATTCCATTGATTGATATTGTGGTCGAAGCGCAGGACCGGGTAGGTGAGCTGCAGCTCATTGTCAGCAAATGGAAAGAACTGCACTGGGCAATGCGTCAGAAGTCTTCCAGCATCGAACAGTACGTAAAACTGATGGCTGCGGGGTACATGACACCGAATTCGGTTCATCAGCAGCGCCGGCAAGAGATCGCTGATACTCGCACTGCGCGTTACGCTGACGACAGGAGATAGTCACCAAATGTGTGTTGCCCGGACCGCAGCGCGTCGGCGCCGGCAGATGCGACTCGATCGCCGGTACCGCAAGCGCGATACCAGTTTGCAACAGGCACGTCGCGCCCGGCAGGCAGCCAAGGCCGCCGCGGAAGGGCGCACGTTTGGCTATACCAAAAAGTAAAAGGAGGGCTTGGAAATGGGTCGTTTTGTGTATCAAGCGCGTGATCCCAGCACCGTCGATAAGCGCGCGAACCAGCAGGCAGGTAATCGTGAGGGTTACATAAAAGACGACTTTACTACCTATGCCCCAAAAAAAGGGGATAACTGGATACGCATTTTACCGGCGACGTTTGAAGGTGCCGAAAACTACGGGCTTGACATATGGATTCATTTTGGTGTTGGCCCGGATGAAGCATCGGTACTTTGCCCTGACAGCAACAAAGATTTGGAGCGGTTCGGTTTTAAGCGCTCCCGTTGTCCTCTATGTGAGGCGCGCGTCCTGGCCGAGCGGACCGGCGACACCAAGCTGGCAGACGACCTGAAACCCAAGCGGAGGGTGCTTGTTTGGATAGCTGATCAGCAAGAACCGGGAAAAGGCCCCCTGGCATGGGCGGCTCCTTGGACAGTCGACCGTGAGATCGCCAAAATCTCCCGTGATAAGCGAACCGGAACAGTCTACATCGTAGAACATCCGGATGACGGCTACGATGTGTCCTTTGACAAAGAAGGCGAAAAGGATCGTACCAAGTACACCGGTTTTCAACTCGCGCGTTCGCCGACGGCGGTACCGGATGCGTGGCTTGATTATATTGCCGATCACCCGCTACCTACGATATTGATATGGCGAGATTATGCCGAGATTAACGAAATCTATACCGGAGGGGTTGACGATTCTGCGCCGCCGGCTGGGCGACGTGCGCCACCGCCGGACGATCGGGCGCCACCGCCGCGTGACCGGGACTATGACCGTGCGCCGCCGCGAGAGCGGAGTTTCGATCGCCGTGCCGAGCCGCCACCTGATCGTGACATTCCGCCGCCGCGCGACCGCGACTATGATCGCGCACCGCCGAGCCGTGAGCGTGATCCGGAGTCGTCACAGGATCGAGTGACGCCGGGCGATCGCGGTGGCTACTATGACCCACCGCCCCGGCGCCGCGACACAGCACCACCACCAGCCGAGCCTGACCGGCCCAGCGCCGGCCGCACCCGGCTACGGCAGGATGACCCGCCGCAAGACGCTACGCCGCCACGTCGCGACCGTGAGCCGGAACCGCGCTATGCCGAACCGGTGCCGCGCCATGAACGTGCGCCTGAGCCGCCGCAAGAGCGGGGTAACGACCGTGACGCCGCGGCTGAGCGTGACGCGCGGGAGCGGTTCCCGGTGCGAGGCGACGAACCGCCGCGGGACGATCGGGCACAGCCCAGCGGCAGCAGCCGCGCTGAAGAACTGAGCCGCCGTTTCGCCGACCGGCGATGACGATCCGGCCTCGCCCACGGTTGATCGTGCCGGCCCCGATAGTGTCACCGGGGCCGGCGCCGCTGCAGTTTATCTCATCCGGTAGCCGCCTTCTGGATTTGGTTCTGGGGGGTGGCTGGGCGGTTGGCCGGATTGCGAATATCGTGGGCGATAAATCAAGCGGAAAAACCGCCCTTGCCGTAGAAGCATGCGTTAATTTCGGCTTGTGCGTACCATTAAGCCACTTGCATTATGTAGAAGCCGAAAGCGCTTTCGATGAGCAATATGCCAAAATCCTCGGTATGCCAGACGGGCTGCACCCGACGGCTGATATCGATACCGTAGAACAATGGTTTGTTGAACTGGAAAAATTCCTAGCGAAGCACGCCACCAGTAAACAACCAAAATTATCCGTAATAGACAGCCTCGACGCGCTAACCGATGCCGCCGAGCTAGAGCGTGATTTGACTGATCCTACCTATGGGGGGTCAAAAGCTAAGCAATTCAGCCAGATGCTTCGTCGTAAAGTCAGGGCGCTTGACGCCGCTAACTGCACCCTGATGGTAATCTCGCAGGTCCGCGATAATATCGGCGTTATGTTCGGCGAAAAGTCAAAACGCAGTGGCGGCCGGGCGCTGGATTTCTACGCCAGTCAGACCATCTGGTTAGCCGAAACCGGTAAGATCACTCGTACCATCCATAATGCTAAGAGGGTAATCGGTATCACCGTTCGCGCTCGTGCGAAAAAAATTAAGGTCGGGATGCCATTCCGTGAGTGCGAAATGGTGTTCTTGTTCAATTACGGAATCGATGATGAAATCTCCATGCTAGACTACATCAAAACTAACAAATTCTGTGGTATCGGTGAGGCAGAATATAAACGGCTGGACAAAGCCATTGATGCCGCTCGCGAAGCACGGGACCGGCTCGCGGTGAAGCAAATTTCCGACACGCTATACGGAATAGTCCGTGATCATTGGATGATGATCGAAGCCGAACTGCAACCCAAAATGCGGAAATATGAGTCATGAACCTCCGGGAATTCCAACGCGAAATTCTTAACGATCCCATTACTCAGGATGTTTGGAATCGGAAATACCGGTTGAAACGCCCCGACGGCAGTTCGGATGAGGCGACGATAGATGACAGCCGGCGCCGTACCATTGCCGGCATCTACCGTGACGATCCGAACGCCGCTGCTGCTACCGAGGCGTTGCACCTGTCACTTCGCGGGCTTCTGGCGCCGGCTGGCCGGATCAACGCCGGAGCCGGGACCAATCGCGCGGTTACAATGATAAACTGCTACACAAGCGGGACCATACAGGACAGCATGCCCGGTATCCAACTAGCGATCGCCAGGGCAGCCTTGACCATGCAGCAAGGCGGCGGTATTGGAAGCGATTATAGTCCCATAAGGCCGGCCGGAGCGCTGGTCAGTCGCACCGGCAGTGTAGCCAGCGGCGTAATCCCGTTCGCTGACCAACAGGATGGCATGTGCAGCACCATCAGCTCGGCTGGCGAACGCCGCGGCGCCATGATGTTAACGCTTGATATTTCTCATCCGGATATCTGGAATCCACGTCAGCACGATACCCACACCGACTTTGCCGGCAATACCGTCTTGTCGCATCCGTCTTTTATTACGGTAAAGCGGCAGAAAAGCCGCCTGACACAATTCAACATATCCATTTTGGTTAGTGACGCATTCATGGCCGCGTTGGAAGCCGATGCGGATTGGGACCTGGGGTTTCACGTGCCGCGGACTGATGGTCAGCACGTCACGGTGTATGACAAACCTTTTGCCTATGACCAAGTCGAGATGACGAATGAATTCATGCTTGTACCACCGCTGCCGAAAATCGCCAAGGGGACAATTTTGCCTTGGTACGTTTACCGCCGGGTTAAGGCGCGGACGCTTTGGCATGATATTATGCGGTCAAACTACAAATACGCCGAGCCCGGGGTTATTTTCATTGACCGCATAAATCAGCGGAACAATCTATACTATTGTGAAGAAATTCGCGCAACCAACCCCTGCATAGAACAACCGATGCCACCTAACGGTGCTTGCTGCCTAGGATCGGTGAACACGGCTTTTTTGGTCAAAAATCCATTCACCCCGGAAGCCGAATTCGATTGGGAGTTATACCGGCACTGCATCGTGCAGGGTATTCGCATGCTGGATAATGTCCTGGATGTTTCAGGATATCCGCTTGAAGCACAGCGTGAAGAGTCTATGAACAAACGCCGCATCGGGCTCGGTATCACAGGCTGGGGTGACACTTTGCTTCAGCTAGGTATTACCTACGACAGTCCAAAATCGACTCTGCTAAGCCGGGCTGCGTCACGGACACTGTTCGAAACCAGCTATGAGACAAGCGCCAAGCTGGCCAACGAACGCGGACCTTTTCCACTATTCAATACGGACCTTTTCCTCGCCGGCCATAATGCTCAACGGTTGCCGCCACCAATTCGTGACATGATCGCTGATTATGGTATCCGCAACGGGGTTATTAACACAATTGCACCAAATGGGTCAATCAGCCTGTACCTGGGTAACGTGAGTAGCGGACACGAACCGGTCTACTCCTTCGAAAAAACCACACGTAAGGTGCGGATGAACACCGGAGGTTATCAAGAGTTCCAGGTGATCGATTATGGTCTGCGCTTGTTCGAGGCGATACACGGCAAAACCAAACGAGCCGATTTGCCTGAATATTTTGTCGGCGCCCTGGATATATCGGTTGACGCCCACTTGGAAGTGCATGCCGCGTGGCAGGATTATGTAGATTCGGCGGTGTCGAAAACCACAAATTGTGCAACAGATATGCCATTTGAAGACTTTAAAGAAGTTTACACAAAAGCCTACGCGTTCGGCTGCAAAAGCGTTTCTACCTACCGGTTCGATCCTGACTCCGGTAGGGGTTCGGTGCTGTCACTGACCGAACCGGCAACAGAACCGCCGAAGCCGGCAGCGGTGATGGAAGTCGCCAAACGTCCAGCCATACTTTCCGGACGAACCTACAAAATAAAATGGGGAAACCAGAATTGGTATTGCACAATAAATACCCACGAAGGTCGCCCGGTTGAAGTTTTTTTGGAGACCAAGGACCAGCGCTCCAAAGAGTTTGTCACCGCGCTCACTCGGACCATAACCGCTATCCTACGCCGTGGGGGTGACACAACATTTTTGGTGGAAGAGCTATCACAGGTTGTCTCTGCCAGCGGAGGCCAGTTTCTTGACGGAGAATTCTGTCCATCGGTGGTTGCGGCGATCGGCCGGGTGCTGGCGCACGAATTCCGCACACTAGGCTTACTCGCACCGGCTGAGACCAAGATGCCGGTGCCGATGACCACCAACGGCGCGTTCCCCGTCGACCACGAACCATGCCCGGCATGCACGGCGCGGTCGTACGTAAAACAGGGCGCCTGTTGGTCTTGCTTGTCATGTGGCTACAGCACGTGTTAGAGGTGTGAACATTACTCGGCCCTGAAGGACTGAGCTTTCAGCTTCATCGGCGACGGCCCAAGAAGGTAACCCGGAAGAAAAAAACCCATGCGATCAGAACAGTTTTTGGAGCGGTTGCAAGATTTGGTTGCTGAAGCACATGCCAGTGGCTTGTCGCTAGAGCATATCGAAACCGAACTGGCAACCGTGCTTGACTTGGTAAAAACCCAACAGGAGGAAGAAAAAACATGAGACTCTGCACAAACTGCCGCTGGTGTGTAGCCGATTTTTCGTCTCGTGCACACACGTGTACGAACCCACAGGTGGCCGTAAGCCCGGTAGACGGTCACAGCCGGCCAGTGGCATGTGACGTGGCACGCCAAGGCGCCTGCGGATCGGAGGGGTGGCTGTTCGAGAACAAGCCGATCGCCTACCCTGATCCCCCGGAACCGCTGCCGCCGCCGGCCGCGGCGTAGGAGAAAAACCATGCGATATCTTTTACCTGCCGCCGTGCTCGCCGCCGTGCTGGCTACGGCTCAATCGGCTGGCGCTCAAAGTCAGATCAAGACCCGGTTGGATCATTTCATTGGCACAAACTGGGTGCTGGTGATCAGCTATCTACCCAGCGAAATTGTGTCAATTTCCTGCGATAAATGGAACATGCTGGGTATACAGTCCTGGCATAATCAAAACAATTTTACCATCCCGGCCGGCCCCGCGGTTGCGGTGATGAATTCCGATGGCTTCGACGGCTACTGTGCCAAGCCCGGTTCCATCATTGCCCATACCGATGATGGGGATGTTCCGGGCACGTTGGACCGCGGCGCTGGTAACTGGAAAGACAGTACCAAACTGACATTTGGGGGAAAATAGTACCAATGGACGGGCGGGGGGAGAAGCCGAAGACGCCACGTCCGTCATTGGCTGTGATCAGATCATTGAGGGGGGAAGCCACGCTTATGGTTGGACCAATGACACATAATAGTACAGAAAAGCCGAAAGCATCACTTTACCTCGCTTTCGGCGCTTGGGTGATGGCGGCGATCAACGTACATCCCGGCATCGCCAGTGTAATTACCGTTCTGTTAACTGGCGCGGCTATTTTTGGCACGCGCCTGATCGCCCGTCGGGAAGGCCGCGACGATCATTGATCACGCGATTGGCAACTCGGGGAGCATAAAGGCTATTGCCACCGTCGCGGTGATCGGTTAGATAAAAAATCACTGCGACGGGCTCAGGTGAGCCGAGGCGATCGAGACCGGTTATCCAATTGAAATGGTGAACCCCGGTTTCACACACACCCTCGGTTCTCCTGAGCCCGCTAAAGGCAAAGGTAAGGTCGCGGAGCGCAATAAATCAGGTTATCTCCAACAGAGAACATAGGTTCAAATCCTATCGGGCTGCTTCGGTAGCCTCGTGGCCGAGTGGTCTAAGGCACTCCTGGTTTTACGTACATCTCCGCGGCCTCGCCTTTGCCTTCGGCTTAGGTGAGGCGAGGCGCTTGACTGACCGGTTACCCCAAAATTACCGGTTGTCTACACACACCCTCGCCTCTCCTAAGCCGAACACTAAAGACAAAAGGAAAACAGGCTCATGGAATCGCCCTACTTCGGCACACCGCAGTCGCACCCGATCCCTGGCCGTGAATCCGTCATGGCGCCAAATGCTGCCGGCGGCTACGGATTCACCCTGTCCAATTGGGACAGGCTGGATAGGTTCCTGATCATTGGCAGCGTCGGTGGTACATATTATGTCGGCCAGAAAAAGCTGACCGACGAAAATACCACAATCGTGCTGGAATGTCTGAAAGAAGATGGTGTTCGCACCGTCAAGGCCGCGCATCAGATCAACACCGAAAACCGCGCTCCGGGCACCGACGAACAGCTCTATGTCATGGCGCTAGCGGCGCAGCATGGCAACACTGAGACCAAAGCCGCTGTGCGCGAATTGCTGCCGGACATGCTACGCACCGGTACCCACGTTCTGCATTTCGGCAACATGCTGTTTGGCCAGAAGCCGAAGTCGAGCCGGTTCCGCCGCCGGCTGATCGCTGATTGGTTTGCGAATCAGGACGCAGACAAAGTCGCGTTTCAGGTGCTCAAGTACCAATCCCGTGACGGTGTAAGCCAACGCGATCTGCTACGTTACGGCCACCCAAAGGCGCCGACGCTGGAACATGCCGCGGTGTACGACTGGATTTGCGGCCGAACGATGATTTTCACTGCGCCGACAATCCTTATTGAGCACACCAACCTGCAAAACTACATCGCCGCCGGCTGCCCACCCGCCGAAAAAGTATTGAGCCTCCTAGCCAAAAACCCGCGCTTCCCGCGCGAGGCGTTGCCTAGCGCCGCCCTGACCGACCGGCAGGTGCTACTGGCACTGCTACCCAACACGCCGCTGCACGCCTTGCTGCGAAACCTCGGGAGCTGGACTGCGAGCTGGCTGTTCGACCCGCTGCTGCCATTTGATGAAGGCGCACTGCACACCGCTTGCGAGCGGTTGACCGATCCGGAAGCACTGCGCCGGGCTCGGGTGCACCCGTTCGCCATCATGCTGGCGCTGATGGTCTATGCCGGAGGCCACGGCATCCGTGGTGGCAAAACATGGGCGCCGAACCGGGATATCATGGACGCGCTGGAACGTGCGTTCAAAATCGCCTTCGGCGCGGTCGAGCCGATCGGCCAGCGCATTTTGTTTGCTGCCGACGTGTCGGGCTCCATGACCACGTGCTGCCGCGGCATGCCGGTACAGGCGCAAGAGGCGGCTGCCGCCCTTATGGTAAGCCTCGCCGCGGTCGAACCACATGCGAGAACCGTGTTGTTTGACACCAAGGTAGCCCGTGAGCTGTATATCACGCGGGAAACCAAACTGCGCGAGCTGGCACGGGGTGATGGTGGCGGGACCGATCTGGCGGCGCCGGTCGAATGGGCAATTCGCAACCGGCTACCGTTCGACGCCATCGTAATCGCGACCGATAACGAGACATGGATTGGAAAATGGCACAACACGCA